TACGATTTTTCAGCAGTCATAACTGATTGCGTTATTTGTGAATTTGTGCCATCTGAAACCGCTTCACTATCTCCAATACTCCACCCAGTTCCAAGTGTCCAAGACGCACCGAGTTCTTTAACGGATACGTTGTCAACAGAACCCGAAAAACCAACTGGAGCCTGAATGTATAAAGTTGTTGAAGAAGAAGATGCCCCGCTAAAGTCATACGTTCCACTTGATGTAATGGTTATCGTTTGAGATGGTGTGCCAGTATAGACGTACAAAGTCCCCGCAGTTACAATAACATCTAAAGTAGTTTTGTATGAATTACTTATTGTATAAACACTTTGATAAAGGTTTGAATTTGCAACTTGCGTTCCGTCACAATTTGCAGAACCTCCGCTTATAGTCCAACCAGTTCCTTTTGTCCAATCGGTGTCGGTTGCAAAATCTCCATTTGTGATAAGCTCACTCCCAGTATCCGTAAAGTTTGGATTGCTTACAAGGTTGATAGCTTCCTTGACAGATACGTTTGTTATTGAACCTACAAAAGAACTATAAAAAAGCAACTTCGTATTATCACCTGAAGTAAAAGTTAATTCTTTTGTTCCTGAGCTTGTTATAGTTTGTGGTGATGAGTTCCCCACTCTAATTGATAAACTGCCACTTGTAAATGTTACATCTAAAGTTACACGATATTGTTTCCCACTTATTAATGAAGGTATGATTTGTGATAAATCTGAGTTGTCTGAAGTTTTATTTACTGAAGTTCCTGTAATAGTCCAAGAACTTCCTACAGTCCAATTTACATTTGGCAAAGGAAAAGAGCCATCAGTAACAAGCTCACTACCTAATGGAACATCACTAAAATCTCCGTTCGTAACAAGGTCAGAACCTATCTCAGCAAAGTCACCATTCAAAATCAGGTCTGAACCGATATCATCAAACGATCCATTTTGAACTACGTCTTGACCAGCTCCACTGTAATCACTTAGATTGATATCCAATACGTTTGTACCTTTAGTGAGCTGAATCATTGTCTGCTAAGTTATGAAATGTTTAGTAAAAAAAAAGGGGAGGCGTATTGCCACCCCTCTTTCAATTAGTTATTTGAGATCCTATGTTGGATTTGTCACAGTAAATGCAACACCAGCATCAACGGCATCAAATGGCCAGTTAGCAGCTGCTGAATCAACACTTGCAGTAATCGTTGGAGGATATTCAGATTCTCCAGCTGTCACAGTTAGTGTATATCCTTGCATATCTGCTCTAGCTTGGCCAGTGACAAACGTTCCAGCAGTCACAGTACATCCATTTTGAAGGCCAATGCAGTACACATTGTCATTCGCATCTAAGATGTACGCAAATACTCTCGTTTGAATCAGCAGTTGCAATTCTTCAGATGTAGTCTGCTTTAAGATATTCAAAGTAATCTCCAGAGCTGAATCATATGAAGCAGATCCAGCTGGTTCATTCGTGACAGTTGTTGTCAGTGAAGCTGTATTTGGCTGCACATCATATCTGAAACATTCCTGAGTTACAGCAATTCCATCCAATGCACCAGCAACAAATGTCATACCTCCATATCCAGCTACTTGAAAGTCACTAAAATATATTGCTTTGATTCCTCCAACTGTATCCTTACAGTTTAATCCAATCGCAGCTGTTAAATTACACGCCATGTTAGTTGATTTTCAATTAGTTAATATTAAGCTGCTCCCCAGTAGATATCAGCACCCACTCCAACTTGAACTCCAGCTGCATAACGCATGATGAAACGCACGTTGTCAGATCCATCAATTGGTGACATATCGATTGTTCTAACCTCAGTCATGTTTGTGAGGATGTTTTAACCAAATACAAGATTGCTCTCATATGTAGCAACAATCTGGTTGTCTGGCATTCCAGGACATGCATATATTGGGTAACCATATATGTTAGATGGTTTCGCATTCGCTTGGTAGTCGTTAGAGAATCCCTCAGAACCAAGATGCTGTTGGTAGAAAAATGCTGTCTTTGGTGAAACGTACAAAGCAAAGTCTGGCTTTGCAAGAACCTGAGAAGAAGCTGCATCAAGAACTTTCTCTATCTCAACAACAACATTTGCTTTTGTATATGGTGTGGCTGTTGTTACGCTATTCACGTTTCCATCAACCACGAATATTCCAGTTGTCGCTGTGGTGAATCCTTCAAAAGATCCTCCAGCGGCATCCGTTCCAGTCCAGATTGCATTCTCAGTTGCCTGAGCTACTAATCCAGCAATGTGACCGATTACATAGTCAGAGAATGCAGATGGCATATTAGAGTTCAAACTGTTTCCAGTGTCTGAAGCTAACCATGATTGGCGCATTGTCTTTTTGCAAAGGTCGATATTTACAGCGAGTTCTTTTGTAGTTAGAACGTTCTCTGTAATTGTGACAGATCCACCATCAGTGAAATCACAAGTTGCATCAGCAATAAGTGAAGCACCTTCAATTTGATTGATTACAGCTTTGTAGTAAACATCATCAATGGTTCTAATCCATCCATTTGCTAACGTAGCACCACTTTTCAAAGCAGCACTCACGAATGGCAATGCTAACTCTCCAGCATAAGTTGGAGTTGTTAAGACTGGCCCATTAAATTCATGCTTGTTTGCAACGCTTTTTTCCTCTGCATTGAATGAGGTTTTTTTAATATACTTCATTTTAGTTTTTTGCGAAGTTTGAAATAATTGCATGCGCTCTGTCTGCTGTTTTCAAAGATGAAAAAGTTTCTTGATCCATGTCCTGATTTTTTGTTTTATTTGGTGAGTGAGAAACACCTTGTGCTGCTGGTTCATTCTCTATTGCAGAAAGACGTTCCATGATATGATCAAATGCTCCGTTTATCTCTGAAGATAAAACACTCATTTCTTCAGATACTTCATCATCTTTCAAGTCCTCACCTTTAAGATCCGCAACTGCATCCTCAAGATTCTGGATACGCTTCTCCATACCCGCCCAATCTTGAACATCTGCCTCATCACCTTCAGCCATTTCAACCTCAACTTCAACTTCTTCTTCAACTGCTGGTTCATCTTCACCTAATTGATTGATGCGACCATCCAAGACAACAAGAGCTGTTCCATCCTCAAGGGCATATGATCCATCTTCAAGTACATCTGCATTGCCTTCATCAGACATTACAGATACTTCAACACCTATTGCCATAGATTCGGCTTCAGTGACTACCAGACGGCCATCATCAAGACGTGCCTCTGCATAGAATTTTGTTAGGTTTGGGAGATTCAATAAACCTCTGATCTTGTCGATTGTTTTGCTCATAGTGATTGCTTATTCAAATACATATATAAACCAAGTCTAACTGTCACCCTTTGCATGATCCTCACAAGCCATATAAAGCACCATATCATCAACTGTGTGTTCATGGTATCCAATACAACTATTGAACAGCTCACCATACAGCTCTGCTTCTTCTATCGTTCTCCATAATGGTTTGCCATCAAGATTGAATACAGCATCCATTTCTTCTAATACCAGAGCTTTCAAAGTTTCCAATGTTTCAGAATCTGTTGGACAGTTTGGACATGGTTTGCGATTCTTTGATTTTTGTGCTGCAATCAATTGATCAGAAAAGTATCCCTCAATACTGAAACCGCGAACCTCTTTTTTTAGAATTGAGTTCCAGACTTCATCATTGTTTATCTTCATTGCCAACATCCATGTGCCAACTGGCAAATGCTCAAATCCATACAGTGATGCTTTGTCACGTTTGGGATCTTCTATCAGCCAAGATTCCACAACTGTCAATCCTTCGACTTCATCAGCATGTTCATATGTGTGTGAGTTGGTTCGTTCCTCTTTCATATAAAGCTGTGATGCTTGTCTGACTGTTTCAACTGAAAAGAAAACTTCATATTCTTCATCTTCTTCATCGTTGTATCTGCCAATTCTTTTCTCTGGAATTAATGCTGGACCAATCAACATGCGCTTCGCTTCGTCTATTTTAGCAAGAACATATTTCTCATTCTTATTGAAAAATACAAATCCTTCTTCAATGGCTGGATGTCGTACAACTGCGATTGCAGTGATTCCAGATAGCTCCAGATTTTCGTCTATTAGTAATTCAATTGTTTTCATAAGGTTGCATGGTGTAATAAGTTAGCATCGAGTTCTTGTTGTGATGTCATGTCTTGACCGACAACATATGCTTTAATTGGTTTGTTTGTTAGTGATTCTAAGTCTGTTGGAGCTGTAGTGCTTGGTGCAAATGTATCTGGCACTAATGCCGTTGCTTGATTACCTCCAGCAGTTGGTGCTGATGGTGTATCTGGTGTGCCTCCAGAATCAAATCTTGTTTTTGATATGGTTGCAATTGAAGCTGCTCCAGTCAATGCAGCTGTGATACTTGCTGCAAATCCAGCTGGTGTTGGTCCAAGTCCGACTGGAGGTGGTGATAACGCTCCAATGATTGCTGATCCAGTACTCATAACAGCTCCAGCAATTTGCATTGCCTTAGCTCTCTTGAATCTGGCCTTAGCTGTTTTCTTATCATCACTATCACGACCAGCATCCAGTGCTGCAAATAATGAAAATGCTGCATTTGTCATTGCTACAACGGCATCAATCGTTTCTTGCCTTTTTTCTTGTTTTGTTTTCTCTGCTATTATAACAACTTCTTCTTCTTTTGCTGCATACTTTTTCGTGATAGCTAACAGATCCGCTTCTTGTTTTTCCTTTAGAAGTTTC